CTCACCGGCAAGCCCGTCGACTTGCTGATCATCGACGACCCGTACAAAGACGCCGAGCAGGCCGACTCCGAGGCGTGGCGCGAGACCGTCGAGCAGTGGTGGACGAAGGTCGCTATCCCGCGGCTCGGCCCCGGCGTCGCGGTGGTCATCATCCAGACCCGCTGGCGCCACGACGACCTGACCGGGTGGCTGCAGGCCCGGGACGACGGCATCGACTGGCGCGTCATCAACATCCCCGCCCAGGCTGACCACAAGCCGGCTGAGGGCGAGACCGACCCGCTCGGTCGCGAGGTCGGCGAGTTCATGGTGTCGGCCCGGGACCGGTCGCTGGCCGACTGGGATCAGACGAAACGCGAAGTCGGCACGCGCTCATGGAATGCGCTGTACCAGGGCCGCCCGACCCCGGAGTCGGGCAACGTCTTTCAGCGCGAGTGGTTCACCGGCAACGCCTACGAGCAGCCGCAGTGGACCGAACGCGACGACGGCACCCGGATCGCGCTCGGCTTCGACGAGATCATCGCGTCCTGGGACATGGCGTTCAAGGGCACGGACGGCTCCGACTACGTGTGCGGACAGGTCTGGGGCCGCCGCGGCGTCGACGCCTACCTCCTCGACCAGATGCACGGGCACATGGACTTCGTCGGGACGCTGTCTGCCGTTCGGACACTCGCGGCGCGCTGGCCGCAGGCGACTGCGAAGTACGTCGAGGACAAAGCGAACGGCACCGCCGTCATCAACATGCTTCGCAAGACCGTGGCCGGTCTGATCCCGGTCGAGCCCGAAGGGTCCAAGGTCGCGCGCGCCGCCGCCGTCTCCCCGCTCATCGAAGCCGGGAACGTCCACGTCCCCACTGTCGAGCTCGCCCCGTGGGTCGGCGAGCTGATCGAGGAAGCCGTCGGGTTCCCGCGCGCGAAGCACGACGACCGCGTCGACGCCATGTCGCAGGCGCTCAACCGGCTCCTGATCAACCCGTTGATCTTCGACGACGACGTCATCGAGGACGACGAGTCGGAGCAGTCCATCTCGCTCTACTAGGGAGGGGGCGAGCGCGTGCGTCTGCCCGCCCCGGTCCGAAACGTCGTCGAGTCCGTACGGTCGCGCCTGACCGCGCCGCTGCGCGAAGAGCTCGTCGCCGAACGCTCCAACACCGAACTGCTCACCGAATCCGTCGCCGACCTCGAGCGGCAGCTCCTCGACCCCGGCTGGGTCTCCTTCGTCGCCTACGCGCAGCAGGAGTTCTCCGCCGAAGGGCTCGTGCAGCTGCGCGCGATCTGCCGCCTGTTCACCCTCAAGAACCCGCTGCTCAAGCGCGGCGCGGCGCTCCGGTCCGCATACGTGTGGGGCTCGGGTGTGGAGATCACCGCCCGCGCCAACGGCAAGGAGAACGGCGAGCAGGACGTCCAGAAGGTCGTCGCCGCCTTCCTCAACGACGCCGGGACGCTCCGGTCCCTGACCGGCGCCGAAGCCCGCGACCAGAACGAGCACGCCCTCTTCTCTGACGGCGAGACGTTCCACGCACTGTTCACCAACCCGCGCACCGGCCGCGTCCAAGTCCGCTCCCTCCCGTGCGACGAGATCATCGAGGTGATCTGCAACCCCGAGGACAACGGCGAGCCGTGGTTCTACCGCCGCCGGTGGGTCCAGATGTCCTACCAGGGCGACGGAAGCCAGCGCAACGACGTCCGCGAGGAGCTGTACCCCTCGATCGACTACCGGCCGCCCGGGCGGTTCCGCACCTACGCGAACCTCCCGGTCCGCTGGGACGCCCCCGTGATCCAGACCGCGGCGAACCGGCCCCTGCACTGGCACCGCGGCATCCCCGACGCGTACGCCGCGATCGACTGGGCCAGGGCGTACAAGACGTTCCTCGAGGACTGGTCGACGCTCATGAAGAGCCTCGCGAAGTTCGCGTGGCGGCTCACCTCCAAAGGCTCCGCGCGGGCGCAGGCACGGCAGGCGCTCGCGGCCGCCGCACCGCGTGACCCGCTCACCGGCCGCGCCCTCGACGCCGGCGGCACCGCCGTCACCCCCGTCGACCAGATGCTCGAAGCGATCCCCAAATCGGGGGCGACGATCGACGCCGACTCCGGGCGGCCGCTCGCCGCGATGGTCGCCGCCGCCGTCGGCGTCCCGGTCACCATGCTCCTGGGCGACCCCGGCACCACCGGCAACCGCGCCACCGCCGAAACCCTCGACACGCCGACCGAGAACGAGATGCGGCAGCGGCGGGAACTGTGGACGGCGACGCTGCGGCGCATCCTCACCTACGTCATCACCGAAGCCGTTCGGGCACCGCAAGGCCCGCTCAAGGGCACGATCACCCGCGACCCCTACTCCGATCAGGACGTCGTCACCCTCGACGGCGACACCTCCACTCAGGTCGACATCGATTGGCCTGACCTGACCGACACCGACGTCGCCACGATCGTCAAGGCGATCGTCGACGCGCACGGTACCGGCACCGTCCCGCCCGAGCAGACGCTCCGCCTGGTGTTGACCGCGCTCGGCGTCCGCAACGTCGACGACCTCGTCGAGGACATGCTCGACGACGTCACCGGCGAATTCCTGTGGCCCAAGGGACCGCCCCTGGGAACCGGCGGTGAAGCGGCCGCCCTGCTGCGCCGCGGCGAGGACCCTACCGGCGCTGGCCCCGGCCCTATGGAAGACGACGATCCTCCTACCGGCCCGCCCGGTGAGGACGACACCGAGGAGGAACCGCCTCCCGGTGAGGAAGACGGGGACGAGGAGCCGTAGGTGGCCGTCACCCGCTCCACCCTCGCGCTCACCCGCCGACTCCGATCCGACATCGGCACCGAGGCCGACGGCGCCGACCGGCACCTCACGACCCAGTGGGTGAACGCCTGGGACCAGCTCGCCCCCGCCTGGGAACGGGCCGCCACCCAGCTCGCTGCGATCGCCGTCCGCGACGGGCGCTGGCCGACCGTCCACCAGATCGCCCGCAACGACACCGCGATGGCCGCCCTCGAAGCCTCCGGGAAGGCGCTCACGGTCCTCGCCGCCGACACCGACGCCACCGCCAGCGCCGCAGCCGGGCGCGTCGTGGAGATCGACGCCGAGCTCGAACCGCGGATCATCGGCTCCCAGGCCCCCGAGACGAAGACCGAAGCGCTCACCCGCCGTGTGGCCCGGCGCGTCGCCGAAGCCGACGAGGAGCCCCCGCCGGACATCACCGACGGCGGCATGGTCCCGCCACCCGACGAGGCCAGCATCCTCGGCCCCGCGATCATCGCCAGCATCGTCGCCGGCCGGTTCGAACCGTCCGCGCTCGCGGCGATCATCGCCCGCGCCGCCGGACGCATCCACGCCGACACGACCCCTCTCTCCGACGAAGCCGTCGCCGCCATGCGCGCCGCCCTCATCGAAGGCGTCATCGTCGGCGACAACCCCAACGACGTCGCCCGCGACATGGTGGGCCGTGTCGAAGGCGCCTTCAACGGCGGCCTCACCAGGGCGCTGACGATCTCGCGCACGGAAATGCTCGACGCCTACCGGGCCGCCTCCGCCTACATTCACCGCGCCAACGCTGACCTCGTCACCGCCTGGCAGTGGTACGCGCGCCTGGACTCCCGCACGTGCGTGGCCTGCTGGTCGCGGCACGGCCGCACCTACGCCGTGTCCGTGCCCGGCCCCGACGACCACCCGCGCGGGCGCTGCACCCGCCTCCCGAAACTCGCGACCTGGGCCGAGCTCGGGATCACCGCCCCTGAGCCGCCGAGTCTGCTGCCCAACGGGGAGAAGACCTTCAACCAGCTCTCGCGCGCCGACCAGCTCGCGATCTTCGGCCCCAGCCGTCTCGAGCTGTACCGCTCCGGCGCCGTCACCTGGGACCAGCTCGCCACCTGGCGCGAGAACCCGCAATGGCGGCGCTCCAACCAGCCCACCACCGTGCGGGACCTCCGCGCCCTCGCCAACCAGCAGAACCAGGAGGCTCACCGTGTCGCGTAGACGCAAGCCCATGGCCCCGCAGCGACGGCGAGCGGTCGCCGAGTCCGTCGCCGCCCCCGAACGCACCACCGTCGCCGAGGCCGGAGTCGCCGAGGCTGCGAAGGACAAGCCCGGACGCATGCTCGTGCGCCTCATCCGGGCCGGATGGTCCCTCAACGGGAACTACTACCCGGCCGAAGTCCTCAAGCGGGACGGCGCGGCCGCGTGGCCCCGCGGGACGCAGGCGTTCATCGACCACGCCACCGACGAGGAGGACTACGACCGGCCTGCCGGGTCGGTCAAGAACCTCGCCGGTGTCCAAACCGAAGACGCCCGCTGGGATGAGGAATCCCAGTCGCTGGTGGCGTGGACGCGCCTGTTCGAGCCGTGGCGGACCCCGCTGACAGACATGGCCAAGGCCGAAGCAGAGGAAGACGTCCCGGTCATCGGCATGTCCATCCGCGCGTACGTCCTCGCCGAGCAGGGCGAGCGCGAAGGCCGCCGCGGCAACATCGTCACCTCCATCGAGCAGGGCCGCTCCGTCGACTTCGTGACGAAGCCCGCCGCCGGCGGCGCGATCCTCGCGATTCTCGAATCCGTCCAGGCCGGCGAGGTTGCCGAGGTCGCCTCGGTCGGCACGTACCTCGAGTCGCGCCTGCATCTCGCGCTCACCCAGTACGCCGACGACATGTACGCCGAAGGGCACCTCACCCGCGCCGAGCGCATCACCCTCTCCGCGGCTATCGGCGACGGACTCCAGGCGTGGACCAACCGCGTCGAGACCGAAGCGCCGCAGCTGTTCCAGCGGCACCGCTGGGACGACGCCCCCGAGGTGCAAGTCGCCGACGAAACCCGCGCCCCCGCCGAAGCGGCCGACCCCCCGGCCCCGCTCGCCGCGCTCGCCGTCACCGAGATGGCGAACGAACTGGACCTGATCGACCAGGTCCTCCAGAACTCGCCTCAGCAGGCGACGGCCAACGCGGACGGCTCCCCGCCGACCGCACCCAGCACACCAGAAACCGAAGGAGTGTCCACGATGAGTGGAACCGCAGAGGGCACCCAGCCCGACCAGGCGGGGACCAAGACCGGCGCCCCCGTCACCGAAGAGGCCGCGGCCATCGTCGCGGGCCAGCTCGAGGAGTTCCGTTCGCGCGCGAACTCGCTGTCGGCCGCGCTCGCCGAGTCCCAGTCCGCGCAGCGCACCGCCGAAGCCCAGCGCGACGCCGCGATCGCCGAAGCCCGTGTCCTCAAGGGCAACGAGGCCGGGCGTATCGCCGTCGACCGGGCGCTCGCCGACGAGGCGAACGGCGTCCCCGAGTCGATGTACGCCTCGCTCGCGCCGCGCGTCCACGCCGCCGTCCGCGGCAACGTGCCGATGACCGACACCGGCGACGTCAACACCGAGGCGCTCGAAGCGCTCGTGATCGCCTCTATCAAGGCCGAGCGGACCTACGCCGCTTCGGTCCTGGAATCCCAGGGCGTCGGCCGCCCCTCCGGGCTCGGCTTCACCGACCCCGACGTCATGACCGAGGAGGCGTTCGACAAGGACGTCGCCGCTCGCTTCCAGCGGCTCGGCCTCGACGAGTCCACCGCCAACCTCGCCGCGAAGGGCCGATAGACCATGGCAACCAACGAAATCTTCGACTACGGCGACCAGTTCACCGTCCTCGCCTCCGAGGTCACCACCCCGACCGGGGCCGCGAACAAGGTCTCCAGCGCCCCGGCGCTGGTCGGCCTGCTCCCGGTCGTGCTCCAGACCGACCCGCAGGAAGGCGTCGACGGGGTCACCCGGATCACCGTCAAGACCAACGGCGTCCACGAGTTCCCCGTCTCCGCCGTGGGCTCCAACATCGCCGTCGGCCACCGCGTCTACGCGACCACGGCCCCCGCAGCGTCGCTGACCCTCCACAACACCGCCGCCGGCGGCACGGCCTTCGGCTATGCGCTGGGCACGGTCACGAGCGGTGAAACCACCGTCATCCGCGTCCTCATCAAGCCGTAAGGAGCTAACGAAGATGGCACGTAACGAAACCCTGGAAGAGGTCGCCTACTTCGCGCGCTCCAAGGCGTCGGAGAAGACCCTCTACGAAGGCGACGGCACCTCGCTGTCGCGCCGCACCCGCAAGGCCAGCGCCAACCCGCGCTACCAGAAGGCGTTCCTCGAAGCGCTGGACCTGTACGAGAAGGTCGTGGGCGGCTCCCGCCGCGCCGCCCTGGACTTCCAGGAGGCCATGACCACGAGCGACTTCAGCTTCTTGTTCGGCGACATCATCGACCGCCAGATGCTGGCCTCCTACCAGTCCCAGCCGGTGCAGTGGACGTCCCTGGCCCGCCAGGGCCGCGTCCGCGATTTCCGCACCGTCAAGCGGTACACGCTCGACGGCGCCGAGTCCGTGCTGGAGCCGGTCGGCGAGCAGTCGGAGTACCCGGCCGCGGCCCTCTCGGACGCCGAGTACGACTACAAGGTCGGCAAGTTCGGCCGCCGCGTCCCCCTCTCCTGGGAGACGCTGGTCAACGACGACCTGGACGCGTTCGCGTCGATCCCGCAGCGCCTCGGTACCGCCGCGCGCCGCTCGGAGGAGAAGTTCGCGACCGGCCTGTACGCGAAGAGCACCGGGCCCGACTCGACGTTCTTCGCCGCCGGGAACGCCAACCTCACCGACGTGCAGCTGACCATCGCGGGCCTCCAGGAGGCCATGCGGATGATCGGCGAGCAGACCGACGCTGAGGGCGACCCGATCTACATCGACGCGGTCACCCTCGTGGTGCCCCCGGCGTTGAAGGTCGCCGCGAACAACATCATCAACGCCACCGAGATCCTCGCGGCGACCGGTGGCGGCAACGGCGTCGAGAACGACCAGCTGCGGGTGGCGAACTGGATGCGCAACGACGTGTCCGTGGTCGTCAACCCGTGGCTGCCGATCATCGACCAGACCACCGGGTCGACCGCGTGGTACCTGTTCGCCAACCCGTCCGCGGGCCGCCCGGCGATGGAGATCGGGCGCCTCATCGGCCACGAGTCGCCGGAGCTGTTCCAGAAGAGCCCCAACGCAACTCGCGTCGGCGGCGGCCTGGTCGACCCCACGGACGGCGACTTCGACTCCGACAGCGTGGAGTGGAAGGTCCGCCACGTCATGGGCGGCACTCTCATGGACCCCAAGTCGGCGCTCGCGTCGACCGGTACGGGCTCCTAGCGATGTCCGCCCGGCCAGGGACACCCTCGGGTGTCGAGGACATCCTCAACGAGATCCTGGGCGAGCTGCGCGCGATCAACGCGAAGCTCGCCCAGTCCGTCCCACCGCCCGTCGGCTTCACGTTCGACACCAGTGGCATCACGGCAGGGTCATCGACCCTGACGTTCACTACCGAGCCTGAGACCATCACCTACGGCGCGGGGGCAACATGATCCCCGCGATTTTGCACCAGATCTGGATCGGCCCCGACCCGCTCCCGGCCGAGTACGCCGCCTACGCCAAGACGTGGCAGGCGCACCACCCCGGCTGGGAGTACCGGCTGTGGTCCGAAGACCAGCTTCCGGTCATGCGCAACCGGGACCTGCACGACCGCG